CCAGTTGTGCCAGTTGGTCCTGTTGCACCAGTGGCACCGGTAAGCCCAGTCGCGCCTGTTGCACCCGTGGCACCAGTTGCACCTGTTGCACCTGTTGCGCCAGTAGGGCCAGCAATAGTTGATGATGCACCTGTAGGTCCTGTCGGACCTGTTGGTCCTGTCGGACCTGTTGGCCCTTCTAAGGAGGCTACCCATTCCTCTTCGGTCCCTGAGAATCCATTAGCTACTGCTATCTCGTAGGCTGAAGCGCCAGTATCTCCTTGAACTCCTGTAGGGCCACCTGCAGGTCCTGTTGCACCTGTCGCACCCCTAGGTCCTTGAACACCGACGGCTTTAATCTCTACATATGCGTAGTCATCAGATAGCATTACTTGGTTACCTCAGCTCGAACGGTTAGATTTCCTTGAATTATTTTTGTTACCTTGCCCGTAGCCGTTTCTGTAAGTTCTAAGTCGTGCACATACTTACCAGGAGTAAGGGCGGCAGTCTGTGCTGGTGTTCCAATAATCAGAACTGTTCCAGCAGAAGCATTTATCTCTATACCGCCATTAGAAGTAGTGAGAGTCAAAACACTACTTGTAGAGGTTGTTTTCTCCCTAATATGCATAACTCCGGTGTATCCGCTTAGGGTTACTGGCTGCTTAGCCGAGCTTTTCAACCCTATAGAGCGTAGTAGGGTGGCACCTTGATCGACAATAATGTCGTAAACGTTAGTGGTAGCGCAATACACGAGAATTCCTAGGCAATAGGCGGTCTCTTATATTTTACCCTAATGCTACAAGTCTTATTGACTTTACTATTTTTTAGTATAGGATATATTAATCCATGGCCATTCCACGGTGAGAATCTCTACCGTAGTCTTCTCCTAGAGCAGCAATCTCTTCAGGGGTTCGGTGTCGCTTCCACCCGGTGCCAATGTGGTACTTCTCCCCTTGTTGGATTTTGGTAGAAGAGTGGTAAAAAGGCTTAACGCACGGAAATATGACCATGCTCCCTGGGACCGCTTTAATCAAGACATCTTGTTCTGGAAACCATAAGTCTCCGCCAACCTTATTATCATTTAGATATATAAGTCCCGTTGCAATCGGGTCGACCAGCTTTTGATAGTCGTCATCAACATGTGGGCCCATCTCTTCGCCAGTCTTGTAGTGGAACATAGCAAAGTCGGTCATCAGTTTGCCGTCTTGATAGTCATAGCCTAGTTTATCAAAGTAGTAGCGTCCAGCTTCATCAAATAAAGAGTCAATTTTTAGGTAGAAATCTTTGACTTCCTCGTTCTTAGTGTTGCTTAGGTTTTCTCGGGTGCTCATGCGCTTAGTGCCATAGACATGCGGCTCTTCATCCGAAGTCTGCCAAGACACTAGCTTCTGAAATACCTCTTGATTATCGTCAGAAACAAGATTGTCTAGCTCGGTGTGCATCTGAATAGCATATTCAGGGTTGTCTAAAATACCCTCAAAATAGAAAATCCGGTCAGCATATACCGTTACTTTTGACTCGTCAATCATCGCTCTCCCAAGCTAATTAGGCGTCTTTATTACCTGCAGCCCACTGAGCCTTTTGCTCGGCTTGGCGGGTGCGCTCGTAAGCAATCTCTTCTTCCATCTGCTTTAGCTCTTCTTCGGTGTAAACAGAATCTACATAGTCCCAGAAGCCTACGATGGTGAATCGAGTTCCCTTAGTAATTTCGTTGATACGGTGGATATTCTCCACTCCACCAGGAAAAGCAATCAAGCTACCTTGAGGCAGTTTGACATTAAGGTCGTGATCACGGAACTCAAGCTCTCCGCCTTCATAGTCATCATTTAGATATAGAACGCTAGCAAACTTGTTGTTACGCCAAGCAGTCGGGTTGCCATCAATGTCAGAGCTATCTGAGTGCCAGCGAGCAAACGCCCCTACTGGCCACTTCTGTGCGTGAGCACTGTTGAGCTTTACGCCGCGATTATACGCGGCCTCTACTGCAGCACGAATCTCCTCTGGCAGCCAGCGGAAGTAGTCGCGGTGGATGTCTTCAAGACCTGATCGGTGTAGAGCATCCTCGTCAATCATGAGTGCCATACCAAGTGAGTCGTAGAAGCAGGTCTGCATCCAGTGACCTGATACTGTACCCTGCTCTTCAAAAAAGTCAATAATTTTGTTGCACTCTTCAGGGCTAAGGAATCCTGGGTAGGTGACGACGTCATCCTTTAGCCATACTGGTTCTGGTCTCATTTATTAGCTCCTATTAGTTACGTCTAATTATACTAGTCGTAGAAAGATTTAAGATAAGGGTCCTGATTATGCCGGAAGTCGCTCTCCCGCTTCTTCTCCATTTCGGCCCATTTTTCAGCACCATGCTCCGCTAGGCCAGCTAACCACTCAGGGGTACCCTCAAATTCTTCTAACCAGAAAGTTCTGATAAAGTATCGATCCCCCGAGGCTATCTGTCTGACCCCGTGGAAATATGGCTCTCTTGACGGAAAGACAACGACGTCACCTTGTTCTGGCTTAAAGTCAATGGTGTCGATTTCACCAGCATCATTCTTAATCTTGAATGAAAGCTCTCCGCCATCATAGTCTCCATTGAGGTACATGGTGCAGGTGAGCGCATACTTCAGACCTGGTGCATCGGCCTTTTCACGCTGGAAGTCGGTGTGGTAGTGCATAGAGTAACGGTCGTCATCCACTCCACCTAGTGCTACGTATTTTGCAATAGATGGTTTTTGGTGGCACCAGTTTTTGAGCTCCATTGGATAGCGTTTCATGTAATCACTAGTGACCTTGTAGAAAAGCCTATCGATAGTTGGAGATAGATCTATACCCGGTAGATTAGCGTACCTAGACTCATAGTCAGAGATAAAGTCTTCCCACTCCTCGGGATTTGGTCTACTCTCGAAGCGTTTGTATTCATCGCCCGCTAGACTTGCCATCTCGCCAAACGTCCACCAAGACTGCCAAGTTGGCAGCATTTTGACACGTTCAATAAACTCCATTGGCTCGGCAAACGCGCCTTTATATACCAAAATACGGGGATAGATTTCTACAGGATTTAGCTCTGACATACTGCCATTATAGTCAAGCATATTTGTTTCCATTTTCCCACTCAACCCGCTGCTCAGCCTGAGAAGCTCTAACCTCTGCCAACTCTGCATCCCACTCAGATAAGCGTTCAGGCGTATAGACTGCATCAGCAAAATCCCAGAATGAGAGCATGGTGTGTCGCTCGCCTGACTCTATTTCTTTTACTCCATGGATGTTCTCCACTCCACCAGGAAGAATATAGATCGAGTACTTATTAGGCTTTATTTCAATTTCGTGCTCTGGAAAGTAGAGCTCTCCGCCCGTGTAGTCGTCATTTAGGTAGAGAATGGCCACATACTTGTTTATCTCGAATGCGGTGGGATTGCCATCAAAATCAGAGTTGTCAGAGTGAGGGTAGGCAAATGCGCCCTCGGTCCACTTTTGTGCATGAGATGTATTTGGCTTAACTTCACGCTCGAACACTAGCTCCACAGCTTCTTTTGTGCGTCTATTTATTTGATCAAATACATCAGCTGGCAGCTCGAACTTAGCTAACTCGATGGCATCGGGGTTTAGCCCCATACCAAAAGAACCATAAAAAGCAATCACATCCCACGTTTCTGGCCCATTCTCGAAGTATCGAATAAGCCTTTCTGCAGTAGTAGCGTCTACAAAGTTAGGAATCTCCACGATTCGATTGTGCGTTACCCCGATACGAGATTTAGTATTCTCTTCATCTTTGTAGTAGATAAAAGTAGACTGGTCCAGCTGAGACATCAGTATTCGCCATCCATCAGATTGTAGCGTCCACTGTGCCGCTCTCTACTCTCTCGTTCGCGTTCCATTTCTAACCACTTCTCTTCCCCGTGCTCCGCTAAGCCAGCGTGCCATTCGGGAGTGCCATCAAAATAGTAGTCCCAAAATGATCGGACAAAGTACTTCTGACCCTTAGTAGTCAGTCGAACTCCGTGATAGTAGGGCTGGTCAGATGGGAATACTACGATATCCCCTGCCTTAGGCTTATACACGATCTCGTCCGAAGGACCAGACTCCTTGAGGATTTTAAAGGCAAGTTCCCCCCCATCGTAGTCATCGTTTAGATACATGGTGCAAGTTATGTACGGTTTGTAGCCTGGCTCATCACGTTTCTCTTGTTGAAGATCTGTGTGGTAGTGCATAGCGACGTCTTCAGATGCGCCAGCGTTTGTGTCATACATACAGATAGCAGGAGAATTGAAGTTCCACGCTACTGGCTTGATATGGTTGTTTTTAATGTAGTCATTAGTAGCTTCGTAGAAAGCGTTGAGAATAGCATCTGCTGCTAAGTTAGGTTTTTCTACAGAAGCCTCTATCTCTTTCCACTCTTCTCTTGAAGGAAAAGAGTCAAAAGACTTTCTATCTATCTGTACAACCGCTAAATCGCCAAAAGTGTACCAAGCTGACCAGTCATAAACACTTCTGAGAATATCTATTAGATTCTGAGTGTCGCCAAGTAGTCCACTATAGACGCTAATTCTAGGGTAGAGCTGATTAACTTCCATGGTGCTTGACAATGGTCCAAAAGAACGGGCAGGTGTATCGAGTGCCAGACTTAATCTCGGTAACTCCGTGAATGTAGTTCAGGTCTCCAGGGAAGAAGTACGCTGCTCCACGCTTAGGCTTAAACTGAATTCCCTGGTTTGGGAAGTACAGCTCCCCGCCCTCGTAGTCGTCGTTTAAGTAGAAAAGCCCAGCTAGGTCATAGTATGGGAAGTCATTTGGCTTACCCTTATCAGCCCCGATGTGCAATTCTTTATCCGCGTGCGGCTCTTGGCGCATGCCTGGTAGCCATCGAACTAGGGCTGGGCTAGTTGGCATAGCATCCACGTTAAAGAACTTATCTACCTCTACCTTAAGACGCTCGACCATTCCCTCGATTATTCGTGGAATCTCTGGGTTGACCTTATCGATAGTGGTGTATGTTGCTACACGGTCTTTCCAATAGTCAGAGTCATAAATTACAGTACCCTCTTCGTTGTAGTGAGTTTCAGTAACATCCCACTCGGTGTTGGACCTGATAAAAGTATTAAGGGCGTCTATTTCAGCCTCTGTCATAAAGTTCTCCAGCGTAACAATGTTGTCAGCTGAATCACCAAAATACCCCGAAGGGGTGATTGAAACTCGAGGTGCACCTCGGTGGCTGTTTGCCATTTCTTGCTCTGTCATACTGCTATCCTACCCTACTCGTAGATTCGACGAGTCCAGACTTCCTTTTGGTAGACTCCACCGTCTGGTACTCGATACTTTTGGCTATTCTCCATATTGTTTTTCATCATCTGCTCGTAGCCAATCGATGTGTCTATCTCAGATGCCCAGTCTTCGCGCTTAAACGGAAGGATTTGGGCGTAAGGAGTGCCTGCTGGAATGGTGCCAGTAAAACCTTTAACAATGAAAAATGGCATTGTCCCTGGGAGATGGACCTTGTCGTTGTCGATGATGCCACTTGTAGTTAGAAATGGCAGCTCGAAGCGATTGAAAGGCTGAGAGTAGAGTGCGCTGTATCCTTCTGGTAGGACTACTGCCCAGTCGGCCCACCAAGCAAAGTGCTTCTCGTGGTAACCCTTAGGGGCAACAAACTGAGGCATAGCTGGACGGTTGTTGATGAAGTCCTTATTGTACTGATCATCTACTCGAATTTGGATCTCTCCATTTTCCTCGTAAACCTCTAAATCGCAGGGGGTTCTGTACATATACCCTGTACCCATGATGTCAAATACCGCAGGGCAAGCTTTCCAAGTGGGAACCTTACCTCCGTCGTGAGGGTTAATCCATGGCTTATCTGTTGATGGATCAATAGCAAATCGATCAGCTTTACGGTACCACTCTGGAATGGTCTTGATGCTAGGTGCAGGGACAGACGGACTGCTCTTTGTTAGCCAAGGCCTATTGCGAATAAAACTAATTTTGTTCATTAGGCTCAACCGAGTCATCCTCTACTTCATATGATTGACCAGACCAAGGACAAGTTACGGTCTTAAGCTTGATTGATTTAGTTTCGTGGGCTCCCACTTTTTCTCCTCGATAGTCAACGGCATCTCGGTACATTTTCGACCAATCGCCTACACCATTTTTGATTTGAGCAACGTCACCATACTTGGTCACTTCTTCCCAGTACTCGTTAGACAGCGGCTGCTCGTTTAATTCCATAACAAAATCATTTTCCAGTGCGCCTAGCGAGATGGGAAGAACTGCTGCCACCGGAGTTCCAGCGGGGATGGTGATTCTCTTATTGGCCTCGGTAAGCTTCCATGCAAGCGGAAGTGGTGGCATATAGAACGATGTACTAATCAGCGTAGTAAATGACTGGGTTCCAGCAATAAATTGATTAGGTACTGGCATGGCCAACATAGTCACGTTTGGGTCGGTTTTAAATACCAATCCTGTCTCGAAACTAATCGTCGCATTACCGCGTTTAGGTGTAGCCCACTGCTCGCCTTCATAGACTTTAACGTGGTCGGGGGTGGTGTCATCGATTCCATCCCACTCAAACACTATGTCATCTGGAAAAGATATACCCCACCCGAGCCTGTTTGTTAGGGATACGGGGAAGCACATGTAGGCATGCTTTCCGTAAGATTTATCCATCCAATCGCGGGTCGCTGGAAGTGGTTCCACGATTGCCGTATTTGGGTATCCTTTAAATACTTTGACAATGCTCATTAGTTGCCAGTCTCTTCGTAGAACCCTGGTTGGTGGTATTTATCTGAGTAGTCCAACATAGTAACCATTGAATACTTAGTGCCCGACTTTACTGGCATTGCGCGGTGAGGGTACATGAAGTTTGATGGGAATATGTAAACATCTCCAGCGCGAGGCTTAATAGTGACGCCCTGAAGTCTAAAGAATAGTTCCCCACCCTCATAGTCATCATTAGGGAACGCAACTAACGATACAACACAGTTGTAGGAGAACCCGTGATCGTGGTGCTCTTGGAAGTGTTGCCCTGGGCCATACTTAACAAAGTTTGTTGCCTCCCAGTAGCGGAGCTCTCCAATGTTGTAACGACGGGTGTACTCCTTGACAACCTGAAGTTGACGCCCATGGGTCTCATCCCATAGTTCGGCTAAGGCCTTTCCGCCTTCGCTCTGGTCTTCAGCGATGTCAGATTTTTTGTACTTAAAGTCAAAACAATCCCTATACTCTGGCATCTTTACACCGTAACCCACTAAGGCATCTTGATAGTTGTACTCGTTGCTTGGGTCATCCAGTACTGACTCCAGCCTATTGATGATGTCCATGCTTTTAGGTAGAACATCGTGGTAAACCCAAATCCCTGAACCCGGTGCCACCTCTTCAGCCGAGCTCCATGTCTGCTCGTCGATCTTGTACCAAGCCTTCAAGCGCTCGTTGTGATCGCTCATTTCTTTTTTCATTTGCTCGTCTGGCTCGCCGACGTGTCCGCTGTTCATACTTGTCTCCATTAGTAGGTCAACTTATAGTCTTGAATTGTAGGCGATACTCGGTGGTTTACACCATCTCTATCGTTGTAGTCAGTCATAACAACTACCGCATACTTTACCCCGCTGATCATGTCTTGGGAGGCATGCTCATAGATAAATGTAGAAGGGAATACGACAATATCTCCAGCTTTTGGTTTAATTGTCAGTCCGTCAAATCTAGGGAAATGAATTTCTCCACCCTCGTAGTCGTCATTTAGATATACGACTACCGAAATGGTGCAGACATAGGTAGGTCCATGGTCAGCATGGATCTTAAAGTGTGTACCTGGGCCATCATACTTAACGAAATTGAACGACTCGTATGATGCAATTCCTACGCCCCAGAGGCGGCCATAGTCATCGACGCACTGGCGGATTGCCTGAAATATTCTTTCGTGCATGTCATACAGCTCAGCGTTATCTGCATCCCTAGCGCCTAGATTTTTAGAACTAATTTTAAAATCTAAAGCATTGCGTGCATATAGAGCCACCTCGTCAGAAGAGGTTACGCGAGCGCCTTGCCACGCATACCGGGTCTGCCCGTTGAGCTTTGACTCTAAGGTGTTTATATATGCCTTACCCTGCTGCTCAGTAATGGCTCCGCTATAGACATTTATACCTAACGCTGGGTTAGATACCTTTATGTGCCCTAGCTGTCGGTCAGCAGATCTGTTACTAGTAGTCTCTGACCTGTCTTTAGTAAACCAATCATTCATAGCAATCACTCTATACCATTTTTTAATTTTTTGGGGCTCAGGTGGTAAGAATCTCCCTCGGGAAGTCTTCCTGAATCCATAAGCTCGTAGAAGTAGTCTGGTCCTTCAGTAAAATACCAGTGGTCAGCTGGACAAAAATGAAACATAATCACTTCTACGCGATTGGTCTCCGAATCAGGCATCTCGGGTCTACCATGACTGTCATACCCGCCCATGAAGGCTATTGCATCTCCCGCGTCTACTATGAATTCCTTATCTCCTACGATAAAGGGCCATGGCGTTCTCGCTGAAAGGCTGTAGCCGATTGTATATGTGCAGGCATTGTTGTCTTTGTGTGGCGGTAGCTTAGAAGTTGGTTTGTTGTAGTCTAGATAGACAGCATATGACGACAGCGCAGTGGGGTCCTCAAATACATCTCTGACTATTGGCTCTATTTTCTTGCTGAAATAGGAGTCTAGATCATTGAATTTTAAGACTCTTCTATCATTGTGCGGATCACGCCAGTTCTTTAAAGGCTCCCCCGAATCAACCAACTCCCTAAGTCTTTGCTCATCAGATGAGTCAAACAACTTATTTAAGATAACTGGGTCGAAGTACATGTCTCTCCAAATATAACAAAGGGAGTGGTTTTTAGCCACTCCCTTCATTATATGCGGTGCTACCGACTATTCGTCCTTAGACTCTTCTTCAGGTTCCTCGGTCTCCTCGGTTCCTGCCCAGTCAGCCATGTATCCATCCAACTCGCGAGGGTCAATAGAGTAACCAAAGCGAGGTGGGAAGAACGGGAAGAACGGTGGGAAGTAAGGGAAGAACGGTGGGAAGTAAGGGAAGAACGGTGGGAAGAACGGGAAGAACGGGAAGAACGGTGGGAAGAACGGGAAGAACGGTGGGAAGTAAGGGAAGAACGGTGGGAAGTAAGGGAAGTACGGTGGGAAGTACGGTGGGAAGTATGGTGGGAAGTAAGGCGGAGTAGTTACGCTACCAGAGTATGATGAGTATTCTGAAAAACCGTTAGCATTAGAAACTCTAAATCGGTATTGCTGAGCGGTATCTGCTTCCTGAGCAACACCAAACTCTGTAGTATCTGAGCGGGACCCGCTCTTGCCATCACTACTATCCCATTCGTAAGCGTTGCTGGATATGATCAACTTGCCACCATTAGCTGGCTCGTTTAGGGTGACGTAGTCGTTCTGTTCGTTGCTTACCGACCTAACTGATGGTGCGGATGGGGTGGCGGGGACTGTAGTAACGGTTACTGGGTCGGAGGTCGTGGGGTTAGACTCTCCGGAGTTGTTTTTAGCTACTACTGTAAATGTATAGCCCGTTGCAGAAGCTAGACCTTCAAAGATAAAAGGGGAGCCTCCGCTGGGAGTAGAAGTAGTGTTTTTAGTTACTGTAGTAGGAGTTGTGTAGATATCGTAACTAGTTGCTGGCGGAGAGTCATTTGGTAGGGTCCAAACTAGAGCAACTGCACCACCGGTGCCGTCAATGCCAGTAGCTGACTGTAGGTAAGGACGGCTAACGCCAATGTCAGTGGCGCTAACTATAGTTACGGCACTCGGCTGCAAAAAGTCATTTTGCTGCTGAGATTTTCTACCTGCTCTTTTACTCATAGTATGTCATTCTACCTTAAACTTTTTAGGCTGATAGGTCACCGAATACGAGCCAAGTATTTTCAGCTCGTTTCAATAGTGTAGCAGATGACCAGCGAGTTCGTAGCTTTAGGCCAGGGGTAGCGTTCACAGTTACACCATTGGCCCCTTCTATTGTCACCTGGCCAGTGTTTGTTTGGATGATATCCAAAGTAGTACCAACTGGGTAGTTAGTGGAAGAAGCTAGAGGAATTGTCAGTGTAGTTGCTGAAGTGCTATCAATCTCGATGATTGTGTCACGCTCATCTAGAGAGGACAGGGTGTAAGACTGCGTCTTTTGGCTGATAGTGGTAATCGACGGTACGCCAGCCTTAGTTTGGGTAGCATCAGTAAATACAACCCCACTGCCACTTACCGTGACGGCCCCAGTGAAGGTAGGGGCATCAATAGGAGCTTTATCATCTAGTTGATCCTGGATGGCACTGGTCACACCATCTAGATAGGCTAGCTGAGCGGCATCTGTGCTCGATACATCAACCTTTCCTACAGAGCCAGAGATAAGGATTTTGTTAGAAGTCAGATCCTGAGAGACGATACTAGATGCAGCACCGGTAATCGTTGCTTGTTTGCCATCAATCTGGTCTTGAATAGCCGAAGTCACGCCATTTACGTAGCCAATTTCAGTAGATGAAACGTTGCCGATCGAGGTTGTTGAAGGGAGACTTACAGTTCCACTAAATGTAGGCCCTGATAGATCAGCTTTAAGATCTAAAGCTGATTGAGTATCAGTGCTGATAGGTTTGTTAGCGTCCGAGGTGTTGTCAACGTTCCCTAGACCAACCATTGACTTAGTGATACCAGAAACAGTTCCGGTAAAGGTTGGGTCAGCAGTAGGGGCCTTAGCGTTCAACTGAGTCTGAATTGCGCTGGTTACACCATCCAAGTATTGGATTTCAGTATTCGACACGTTCCCGATAGTTGCAGATGAAGCCTCAAAAGCTCCGACTGCTAGAGCATCTAGTGACCCCTGAGTAAAGTTAACTGTAGAGGTTGGCTCATCGATAACGCCCTTAAAGAACTTCCATTTGCCATCCGAAGAATCGCGAACAATACCTGCGTGCTGGTAGGTACCATCATCAAAGCTGGCCACCACTCCAAGGTCAGCTGAGTTAGCTGAATTGCCTTCACCAATATAGATAAGTGGGTCGGTGATGCTCAGGTCAGTTGCATTAACTGTTGTGGTGGTTCCGTTAACGGTGAAGTCACCAGAGATAATTAGATCTCCACCAATGTAGGCACTGTCACCAGTTCCAATACCTCCAGTAACTACCAAGGCAGCTGAGGTAGTGCTAGTAGCTGCAGTAGTGGAAGAGATAACAACGTCTCCAGTGAAGGTATCACCAGATAGATCAGCCTTACCATCAAGCTGAGTCTGAATGCCAGAGGTCACGCCATTCACATAGCCAAGCTCGGTGGCGGAGACATCTCCGATTGAGGTAGTAGAAGGTAGAACAACAGTTCCAGTGAAGGTCGGGCCAGCAGAAGGAGATTTAGCGTCCAACTGAGTCTGAATAGCAGAAGTAACACCATCAACATAGTTCAACTCAGTTGTAGTGAGAGTTGCACCATCTAGGATGTTTAGCTCTGAAGCCGAGGCGGTCACACCATCTAGGATGTTAAGTTCTGCGGTGCTGGCAGTGATACCGTCAAGCACGTTTAGTTCGGCTGCCGAGGCGGTTACGTCACTAATGTCTGCAGCTACAACGGTAATGCTGTTATCTGCAGTGTCAATAGTCTTGTTGGTCAGGGTCTGAGAACCAGAGTTAGTGGTAACGGTAGAGTCAATTTCTATTTCACCATTAATACTGAACTGAACTCCTGTACCTACCACTGCGGAAATAAAAGCTCCAGTATCGTCGTAGGTTAGACCGTTTCCTAGATTATTTCCAACCGCATCTTGAGCACGCTCGTTAGTAAAGTATAGGTTTGTGCCCTCTTCAATATCTGAGGTAGTAAGGGCACCAATAGCCACGTCCGCGTGAGAAATAGCAGCAGCCTCGGCGGCGTCTGCCTTAGACTGAGCACCTGTCTGAGTCTCTAGCTCTGCCGTGTCAGCAATACCGTGAATGTTGGTAGTGTCTGAAGCGTGGTTAGATAGGTCTGTAGACGAAGCCTTTGCATTTAGAGCAGTCTGGGTTGCAGTAGAAATAGGCTTATCAGTATCAGCGGTGTTGTCTACGCTGCCTAGGCCAACCATGCCTTTAGTAACGCCAGATACAGTTCCAGTGAAAGTTGGGCTTTCAATTGGAGCTTTAGTGTTGATCTGGGTTTGGATGCTCGAGGTAACGCCGTCTACGTAGTTAAGCTCGGTAGTGGTTATGGTAGCCCCGTCGAGAATATTAAGCTCTGAAGCGGTAGCAGTGATGCCGTCTAGGGTGTTTAGTTCTGCAGTAGTTGCAGTGATTCCGTCTAGGGTGTTTATCTCGGCAGCAGTAGCGGTGATTTCGCTAAGGGTTGTGAACTGGTTTGGACCTACCTGCAGGACACCACCTACAGTTTCAATAGTAGTCTCGGCTGGTAAGCTTAGGGTTCCAGTAAATTCAGCATTATTCTTTACAGCTAAATTAGCTGTGTCTGCAATACCGTGAATGCTAGTGGTGTCACTAGCGTGCGCATTCATAGCTGAGATTAGCTGAGTCTCGTAGACAAGGTTTCTTGTGTCCGAGATGCCGTGAACATCCGTCAAGTCGTTGTTGTGGGTCTCAATAGCGGTCTCAACGCCAGCGATACGAGTTTCTACGGTAGTGAAGAAAGCCGGGTCATCATTGATTGCTGCAGCAAGCTCGTTGAGGGTGTCTAGGGTGCTTGGCGATAGGTCAATAACGGCACTAACTGCAGTTTCGATAGCTGAAGTAATCTCTGCAGAAGTCATTCCCGCATATGACAGGGAGTTCCATGCGGTAGTTCCGTCGCCTAGCTTATACTTCTTAGAGTTGGTATCGAACCCTAGCTCTCCAGCTGCTAGGACAGGATTAGCTGACGTCCAGTTCGAAGCTGAGTCGTGCCTGATAATGATTTTAACTGCCATGATTATCCGTTCGCCCCTCCACCATTTACGGTGACTAGGTAGGTAGAACTAGCGTTTCCGCCGTCTAACACATCGTAATTTGTTCCGGTCAAGACATCAGTATCGACGTTGACCCATTTTGAAACTGCTGTATCATACAATAATACCTGATTATCAGCTAAATCAGTCAGCTCCACGTCGGTTAGCTCTGATATAGCAGATGCACTGCTAGCGTCAGTTCCGACTGACTCCCACGCAACGCCAGTCCACTTCCAAGAAAGCGAGCCTACGGTGTGGACGTCATTTACTGACGGGCTGTCTGGAAAATTAATTGCTGAAGTCATTAGCGTGCAATCTCCGTAATCTTCACATAGAAGGCATTGTCAGCGTAAACGCTTAGGGTGTCATCTGCAGAGTCTCTACGAGTATTGATTGCAAAAGTAAAGCCTCCGCCACCGCTATTTGTAACCCTTCCAGCAATCGGGAACAAAGTGGAGCTTCTTGTACCGCCGCCAGCGCCGTTTGACCAGTACTGACGTTGAGCAGCAATTTCAATGTTGTTCCAAGTTAGTTGTGAGAAGAACGAGTCCTCCGCGGCACCATTTACATAGAAACGAGCGTATACCTCAAATAATAGATAGGAAGAACTTGAGGCTGGGGTGTAAGTTTTAGATGCAATTGTTGTATATGAGTTTGTAGCCTGAGTATATGTGCTTGTGAAGCCCATATCGCTTGCAGACCAGATGGTAGCTTTAATCACATCGCCAGCATTGTAATTAGTC